TGTCTCTGCTCCAACAGAACCTTCACCAATCATTTGAATCAATGGCAACTGCTCTTCAAACTTCTCAATAGAACTGATAGAATTAAAGAATGTAGTAATTGCTCTTGGATTGACAGAACGAGTTACTACCTCTGGGTGCATCAACATGAAGTTAATACATCTGCCATCAATGTTAGATTTCTCTGCCCATTTAGCCCATACACTAGAATCAAATTTTACCTCAACAGAAATAAAACGAGTCTTCTGAGCTATGTCAAGAGAAGTTACGTTATACTCACCATTGTCTGGGTTAGTAGTCAATACAATATGCCAGTTCTTTGGTAGCTTCCAAGAGATATATTCTTGACGGTCAATCAATTCCATAGTAGCTTGCATAAATCTTGAATCTGCGCGAGTATAGTCATCAAGAATCAAGAAGCCACCTTCTTGTTGTCCCTGAATCCATTCAGGAGCAGCATGTGACATTCTACTTTCTCCAGAAGGTCTAAACTTATTCTTAAGATATGTGTCCATTAAACTTTCTTGAACCCATCTCTTAGCACCATCTTCTCTAATCATTTCAAACTCCTTGAATGGAAAACCAACCAAGTCACCAAGCTCCTCTATCTGTGATAGATTTAGCTTTATTACTGCCATGTTCATTTCAGCAGCTAACTGCATTAAGGATGAAGTCTTACCAAGACCTGCGTCACCCTCAATATTTACAGCTACAGGAACTTTTCCTTGAGCTTGAATATGCTGGTTATTGCTAACCATATGTCCTAAGAAATCTTTTAATTCATTAATGTTTAATTGTACTTGTGCCATTTGTTTAATTTTTAAAGTTCTAACTTAATTACTTTGCCCGGTAGGCTTTTATTCATACTTGACTGTTCAGACAGCACCCATAATACGGGAGCTTTAGGTTTTACATCAGCAGTGCACTCACCATCAGTAAAATACACTAAGCTGGTATACTTACGCAGATTCTCATTATAATATTCTAGGACGGGATCAAATTCAGTCCCACCTCTTCCGTGTATCTTAAGCTCATCTTTACCATTATATGGTTCAATAGATCTGATTGTTGTATCACACTGAATAATAGTTACATCAACACCACACTTGTGAATGTGTTTGATCTCTGACATAAACTCTTCTACTTCTTTGTCACTTACAGAACCTGAAGTATCAATAGCTAGCAGCATGTGTTGTTTCATCTTTATTTTAAGACCTGGATTCTCAGAATACCTTCTATTCTCTTTTCTCCTAATCTTCTTGGTAAAGATTTTAGTACTTGTACCTGTGAATCTACGTATGTGTCCACGCCAATCAAACTTTGGTGGTTCTAGCTGAGTTATCTTAATCAAGTGATCTTGAATATGCCCAGGAACAGTACCACGCTTCTTTTCAGTTTGATCCGCAGCTTCCTGAAGCAATCTATTCATTTGATTCTGAATAAGCTTTTGTTCTGCTTCTGGTAAATCAGCAAACTCTTCCCATGTACCATGTTCAGGAATAGTAATCTCCATCTCACCATTAGGTCCTGTACTAACTTCTATAGTTACAGTACCTTGACCTTGATCCATAGCATCACACAACTTATCAAAGTTAGGACAGCCTGAGCTACCATTCTTTTGTTTCTGTTGCTGTGCTTGTTTTAGCTTTTCATAATAATAACGGCAACCAGCTTTAGGATCCAAATTCAATTCAGTATAATTAGCAATATCAATACCACCTTCAGGTAGAAGGTCTTTATCAATATATTGGTTAATCTCCATGTCCATGGCAATATTGGCCATTCTTTTGTCAGGGAAATTAAAATGCATACTCAAATGAAAGTATGCTATATGCAATAACTCATGCTTTAACAAGCCAATCCGGTGTTCTTCACTCAACTCAGTCCAGAAGTCTTCATTGATAGCAAGCTGATAATTAATACCATTCTTACTTACACCGGCAGTAGGAACTCTTCTATTGTCCCATACTTTGTTTAGCATTAGTAGAAAGAACCCATAGAAGGGCTCTTTCCACATTAACTCTTTACTAGCTTTACCTAGACTATCTTCTCTAGTCATTTTTCTTTTAATTTAATAGTAAGCTCTAACTTATCTGTAGGATAACCAAGAGCACTCAAACTATTAGTAAGATCTTTTACATGTCTCTCCAAAAACAATTCTATTGAATCTACACTAACATTGTGTTCAACCATAAGCTGTAATGCTCTTGAATAAGTAATTGGTGCTGACTCAAGATTATACGCTTTAAACACACGTTGTAATATCTCATGTGCTTTTGGTGCATGCTCTTGCCACTCACTCATATTATACTTACAGAACTTATAGAAATAAATCAGATAACCTAATGTTTCTTTACTGTCAAAATCATGTGCTTCAATAGCTTTAAAAGCTAGATATCCATTGTCTGTATCACTTGACACAAGCATGTTCATAATGTTCTCTACTTCTGTTTTAGCAATTTTCATCAGTCTTCAATTTTTAATGTTCTAATCATCCATTCTTCAGGCTTACCAGACTCTAAAGCCTTAACCCATTCTTTTGCACTTGGTATGTAACCAAAGCAATCCTCTTTTACATGCTGTTCTCCAATATATCTTACATAAACTTGTTTACCATCAGAGTTGGTAATAGTCATACCAAATCTTTGCTCACATTCAAATATTCCTTCACTGTGGTGACGGAACATTCTATGCTTACTATGCCCTACCCATTTCTTAGTTTCATCAAACCAATTATGGATTTCAATATAATCTACTGGTGACCCACCAAATTTCTTAGCAGATGACCTTGCATGATCCCAAGGATGTGCCATTATTTAAGTGAGTTATCAATTAAACCTCCCTCATGTACATAAGTTTCTGAACTTGTGAAATACACAGTATTCTCAATCTTATATTTTCCTGAAGGAATTATAATATATACATATCCATCACCGCCATCATTATTATACCAGTCTTCTATATTGTCAAGTACATTTTGATAAAGAAAATCTTGTAGTGTAGCATAAAGACTGCTGTTTAATGATTCTAAATCATCTGCTTGGTACAAATGAATATTAGCTATTTCACTAAAAGCATCTTCATCATCAGTACTTAATTTTTCTTTTGTACATACAATTTCTTCAATTGATCCGGAGTCACCACTCCCAGCATAATGTACTTTAATACCCGTAATACCTTCATTAGCCAACTCAATGAGAAGGCCTGTCATTTCTAATTCTGTCATAACTATTTTGTTTTGTAAAATCTACCTAAGATGTTAGAGTTTAGGTACATAGGATCATCAAGAACATCTCTGCAAAACAGCAACTTTGCTTCCTGATATGTAAGTTCAGTGGGACTATAACATATCATTAGTATCTCACGTTTGATTTGTATTTTATCTTTATGAGCTTGCTTTAGTGTCTCATTACTACTATAGTAATTAAGATAAGTTGTTTTGCGTACACGCTTGTATGTCTTAAGTCTTTTATCTGTAGGCATAGCTTTCTTGCCCAACTTGACTTTTACATCTGCGTAGAAGTTTTTCTTTCCTATATATCTAACAAGTTTACCATCAATGATGCTCATCATTTCATAGACAAAGCCAACTGCCTCTTCAGGAATGTCAGCTTCAGTAAACTCTTTACCCATGTATATCCACATTAGAATCTGTCTTTAATTAATAAATCAAGTTTCTCTTTAACTTTAATCAGACCATGCATAGCAATAGAGTCAGATAAATCCTTCTCCATATCAAGTAGTATTGGTTCAAACCCATATCTATCTTGATACTTTTGCATTGATGCTTTGCCGGCAGTATCATTATCAAACAATACACATATCTTCTTAAACTTACTCCTTAACATTTTTACTGTATGCTCAGTAAGCATACTATTCTCACTGTCTGGTGCAATAACTTCAATATGTTTATAGCCAAGCTTAACAAAACACATTAAGTCCTTTAGAGAAGATGTAATAACTAAGTTATTGTTTTTGTAGTTTATTTGATCACTACCCTGAATATAATTTTGAACCTTAATAAATTTCTTATCTGTTATCTTGGGCATATAAATCTTATAAAGACTACCGTCCTTTCTAAAATAACCATAAACATATTTACGGTTAAAAGTGTGAGACAACAATTCTCCATCTTCTTCTTTCTCCATCTTGAAAAACTCTAGAGGAGCTACATTATAATACTCAAGTAACTTTGATCCAATCTTATATTTAGACCAATATGCCTCATCAAGGTTAGTCCAGTGTCTTATTTCATAATCAACTACTTTATACCTATCTTGAATCTTTAGTACAACTTCTTCACGTTTACCATTGTCTTTGATATAGTTTTCATAATCAGCTATTATTTTACCTAAAGCTGATGATGTATCTAGGTTATACATATACCTAACCAAATCAACATGACTACCTTGGTGTCCAGATGAGAAATCCTTAAACTTATATCTTCCTGTAAATGTATCAAAGTACACAAACATTGATGGGACCTTGTCTTTAGAATTAAATGCTGATAGCATTTTTACATCTTGACCGGTAAGTTTTTCTTTTAGATTCAGATAATATTCAAATACCCATTCTCTTGGTACATCTGATATAGATGTAATTAATTTAATTGTTGAAATCATAGCTGTAAATTTAATAGAAAAGGGGAGCTGTTTCCAACTCCCCTATAACTATTTAGTCTAGGCTGAAGTCAGAAGCTGCTCTTTTTGGAATATCCAAATCATCATCATCTCCAAATGAAGTAACTGTTTTAGTCTCCATTTTCTTGAGGTGTTCAGTCTCATTATATGAAAGAACAGCACCACCTTTAGAAGCAATTGCATATACTCCTTTACCATCTCTTGGGAACCACATATCGTAATTGGTATACCCAGACTTACCTTCATATTCCTTACCTGCTACACAAGCATCAAAATATATATCTTTATAAGCCATGTCTTTATTGAAAGCTTCTACAAAGTCTTCAATAGTATCATGTTTATCATTCTGGGATACAAACCAATCATTAAGTCCCAAAGTTTTACAGAGTTTCTGTAGGAAGATTAAGATTGATCTATCTCTCTGAACCTCAATACCTGTTTTGGTTTTACCATCAGCAAATGCATATTGGCTAGCTTTCACTCTACCAATTTGACCTGCATAACGTCCAAGAGATTCATTGTCTTTGTCAATCAAGAAACCTTCAAAACCATCAATAGGTTCTGTTTCTACATTCAATAGCAGATGATACGCATTAGGAATAAATTTGAATTCCTCAAGTGCTACACTATTAATCTTTAGTGTTAAGTTACCTGGTGCAATTGTTTTAGGTAGTCCTGAACCACCTTCTTTTCCTAAATCTGTTGTGCTTAAAGCCATTTTACTTTGTTTTTAATTAATCAATAAATATTTTATCCCAGTAAGTCTTATACTCACCGTTCTCATCAACCTCAGAAACTACTATTTCTTCATTTCTAAGATGCTCTGGTCTTGCTCCACATGATATATCATCATTGGTTCTGAAGCTCAAGATGTTTTTATTACCTTTTCTATAGAGATAACCAATAGCATCTGAATTGGATGTTGTAATCCTCTTCAGTTTACCTGTTAAATCTAAATCCATGGCATTAAATGTACCTCCAGCTTTCTCTAACTGAGTATCCTTTACGTGACCTACAAAGATTACGTATGGAGCCCATGTTAGAATATAATCAATGACTTTGGTAAAAGCCTGACGTGTCCAGAAATATCCTGCACCCTCTGGCAAGCCAAGGATGTTACCATATTTTTCTTTACCACCGCCCGGATTAAACCAGTTTTTACCCATTGGAGCTTTTGAATAAAGCATTTCTGCGTAAGGGATTATCATCTCCTCTAATGCAGTTATAGTATCTACAGCAATATACTTGTACGGATTACCCGCATCTTTGATTGCTTTACCAATTTCTTTGAGATCCTCAAAGCTCTTAGCTTCAACCTTCATTGCATTAAGATACTTAGTACCTCCTTCTAAGTCAAGAATAAGACAGTTATCAAGAGTGCTTAATAGACTTGTCTTACCAATCTTTGGCTTTGAGAAGATAATCAGATTTTTGGGGCTCTTACATTCTGGAGCCACCTTTGTAGTTGGCAATACTATTCCCATGATTACTTTGATTTAATAATTTCATTTAACCATTGTTTGTGACTCACCGGTTTACTTAGCATGATAGCTGCCAAATCACGTAGAGTAATTTGATTAAACGGTGCATCTTGATCAGGATCCATAATCTCATCAAAGTCTGGGAATAATGTAGCTTGAGTAGGTTCTTCCTTCTCAAACTCAATCTTTACTAACTCAGATACTGGTATTAAATATCTAAAATGACCATTTGTACCTGGTTCAGTACGTTCATACTCCTCATCATAATGAGGATTAAATCTCCACTTGTAGAGTGCTCTCTCAGGATCTTCAGGTTCTAGGTCAATGCTAGTGAACTCAGTATAGATATCCCTACCTTTTTTGACTTCACTTTGAAAGAAGCCAATATGTGTCTCATTCATACCTTTAGGTATATAAGCACACTTAGGAATAAATAAAGGGTTCTCATCTTGCATTAACTTAAACTTCCAATCATGATGTTTGAGCAACTCCTCAGTCTTCTCCTGTCTGTTTACATTTGTTGCTTTAGTTGATAAACTCATAATTTACATCATTTAGTTGATAATCTTTTCTCCTGTTGAGGAGGTGTAATCATTTCTACAATTTTCATCTTTTCAAATTCAGCTCTGAAAAAGCTAAGTCTTGTATCACCATTTCTACATTTCAGAAAGTGCAAGACAATAACTCTATCATCTTCAATCACATACCTATCAGGACCATAAAACCTAATCTTCTGTTTAGCAGGTCTATTGATACCTATAACAGTATCAGCATGCTGTAACAGAGCATCAGCCCCGAATAAATCAGACTCAAGTACATAATTACCATACTTACCCTCTTCACTTCTCTCTGGATTATCAATGTTTCTATTGAGCTGACTCAGCACAATAAATGACAATGAATATTGTCTTTTGAGTAGAGTTAAAGCTTCACCAAGATTATTAAGCATATCATGCTTGTCTTTCTCATAGCTAGCTTTCTTAAACAACAAAGAGTGATCTATAGTAATCAGCACTTTTGGTGTAATCATATTCCCTTCTGAATCATAACTTGCATTAGAAAGCATGTAATCCCTAACAATCTCCTTAAATTCCTCTATGGTACACGGAGTTTCTACTACATCAATTGGATATTTTATCTTTTCTTTTGCGTAATCATAACATCTTTGTAAATCAGCATCACTTAGTTTTCCATCAGCACTACACAAGTACTTGTAAGACCTTCCAATAACACTGGAATACTCACGTATTGCAGAGGTTCTTGCTAGCATCTCAAACTGAAACTGCAGAACTCTAAAGTTCTCACCTGGATTGAGAGGAAATGATTCCCTAACAATCTGTTCTGCAATCAGTGTCTTACCACTAGCCGGTCTCCCGCCTATAACAGTGAGTGTATTCCACTCTATTCCATCTGTAGTAGCATCATTAAACTTAGGCCATGGAGTTCTAAGACTCTTTATGTGCCCATGCATTCTGCCCTGTAGATATTTTAGAGAATCTTGAAAACCCTCTCTTTGACTATTCCATTTTTTCTTAGGAGTAGCCTTCTTTTGATTATCCATAAACTACTAAATATTTCTTGTCTTGGCCTTTGTTCTTTCATACAATGCATGCAGTAGAGTTATTACCGCTTCAATAGCAAAGTACTTAAAGAAAGAAATCTCAGGTATCAGGATTTTGGAAAAACCATATCCTATCATTGTACCAGCTATTGCTAGGCACAGAAGCTTAAGTTTATCAATCATACTACTTTTTCTTTAAAATGAGAATCATGCCCATAATCATCACTACCATTCAAATAAACTTCACAATAGTTTGCTAGCTCAGACTCAAATGTCTTTTCTGCTGGATTAAGCTTCCGGATAAAATACTGAGAAGTTCTCATATACTTGTATCCTTGTCTTTCATACTCATCAACGTACATTTTTGTAGCATTGATTATAGTATCCCAATCATAGCTGTGAGTCTCAAAGAACCATCTAAAGTTGTTCTCTAAATTCTTCTTATCAGACCTAGCATACTTGTTGCTTGGAAGTTTAAATTTAGGAAAAATTTCCAAATATTCCTCAATTCTAGTAAAGAAATCATCACCCATTATATTAGCTGATGTCTTCTTTTTACTAGTCTTAAAATACTTGTCTAACTCTTGAATCAATAGTATTGCCTTACCAGAAGGTTTACCATCTATCAACCATTCTCCTGTAGTCAATCTAGCCATCTCTATGCTAGAGTTTACTGTTGAACTTGGTACATTGTTTTTACCAATACAATAAAGAATATACAAGGAATTTGGTGTGAGTCCGAGACTTATTGTTTTAAAAAATATCTCCTCCATATTACCATTCAATATCAAAGTTATAATTCTTCTGCAAAATCTCCTTTGTTTGTTCAAAAACTTTTTTGGAGTCCCATTGATCTAAATGATTATAGGAAGCACTAGCTGGATGTGTAACAAAAAACTTGTAGTTATTATCATTAACACTATCTGACCATTCTTCTGCTTTTTTACCCATATAGATATACACGAGACCGTTGTTATTCCAGGTTAACCAGTCAAACAGATAAGCAAGAAAAGGTCTCCATACTAAATAATGCTGACCTATCTTACCAACTGATGTTGTCAAAGCTGAGTTTAACATTAACACACCTTGATTAGACCAGCGTTTTAAGTCCATATCTCTAGAAGCATTGACACCATTATAAACAGTTCTGTTTATTTCTTCTAGCATATACTTAAGACTAGGTTGCATCTCTTCTGCAGTACTTAAACTAAATGCAATTCCATCAGCTTGATTAAGTCCCGGGTATGGATCCTGACCAACAATAATTACTTTAAGCTCACTATAGGGACATTCCTCAAAAGCTCTGAACCAATTCTTCATAGTAGGAGTAAACCTCTTACCATCTCTAGCTTGTTTTGCCAGAGTAAGAATTATTGTCTCAAAGTCTTTACTATAGATAAATCCTCTAAGCACTCTTGCCCAGCCTGAAGGTTCAAGTTTAGCATATACTTTTTCTTTTATCTCTTCAATATCAAGTTTATCACTCATAATTTTTATATTTGTGTTATGGCAGTAAAAGTTAAAGAACTCAAAGATGATGCACTTGTTGAAATCAAAGTAAACAAGAATTACTATCTAATGGTGAAGTCTGTTTTATTTTACCTTTTTAATCAAAAGGAAAATAATGAATCTAAAGAAGCTTCACTTAAAAAGATAATGGAAGGTAAGTTTGAAGAAATGGATGACTGGGAAAGAGCATTCCATACTATTACCTTATTTCTTGCTGAAGTTGAAAAACAAGCTACAGCAAGTAACTTGTATGACGAGAAAGAGATATTAGAACCTGGTGATGAAGGCTATGTTCAGCCTACCCAAGGTTAATACCATTATCTTCCGCAATACAATTACAAGCTTCAATAGCTAGTGTTATCTCATCTTTGTTGCAATCAGCAAATGATCTGTCTTTTAATCCTGCTTGTTCTTTTACAAGGAGTTTCATCTCCTCAAAGGTGTAACCAAGATCCATAGCAATTACTCTAATACATGTATGTACTTTAGAAATTTGTGCTGTTGAAGCTTTAACACCGGATATACTAATAAAAATATCAAGTTCCTCTCCTTCCTTGAGATTCTTAATAAAGATCTCATAGAGAGTTTTGTCTTTTGAATTAGGGTAGACAAGTTTGCCATCCTTCTTCACAAGTTTACCTGTAAACATTAGCTATTCTTTTTCCACTTTTGATGAAGGGCAATTAGAGCTTGTATATCTTCTATGTCTTTAATTGTTACATCAATTTCATAGCAGTACACATTCCACTGATTGTTATTGATTTCATCACTGGCCTCACTTATAAGTGTAAACTCTGGATTCAATACTAACTGATAGTGGTGGTAGTCATTTTCATTACCACTTTCTGATGTTAATACATCAACTCTTTCAAATCCTTCTTCAATTAACTCGTGTTCTCTTATCATTTTTCAACTAATTTGGTTGTTGTAGGTGTAATAAACTGTGAGTAATTCATAGCTGCTTCAACAAACTCCGGAGATACTTTATCTGACTTGTTGTAGTCCCCGTGTCTTTTAATTCTCATTAGTCTTAGCGCTTTTACACTCATTAGAGCAATGTAGATATTATCATTGTCATCAGATAACAGCATCTTAGTAATGTTCTCTATTTGTTCATCAGTGATGATATCTAGATTCTTAAGAAGATTGATTTCTGACATAATCATAAAATCCGCAGGCTCTCCAGCATGTACACCTTTAGTATACATGAACCAAAGATAATTAAAGTTTCTGTCTGACACCAGTGTAATATTAAAATGCTCTGCAGCAATTTTCTTACACAAGTTTCTATAAAGATTACGAGTTTTAGTATCAAAGATCCTTGAACTTATAGTCTTCATACTTTTTTCCTTATAATTGGTGGTTGATAATTTTCTTTCAGCCAAAGAAATACATCATAGACTGTTTCATTACCAGTTCTTTTTACTTTGTGGTAAATATCAATCCATAGATCTCTTTCCTCTTCTTCAATTACTCTATGTAATAGCTTTGCTGTTAATTCAGTATACCTCATACCAAGTGAGTCTAATTTGATAGTCTTATCAATCTCAAACTCATATTCTGTACCTTCATTACCATCGCAGTCATTTATCCAACAGTCATCCGGATGAACTGGTACAGATTTTCCAATAATTTCTCCAGCAGGTTCTTTTTCATTATAGATTATGACCCACTTTTCATAAGTTTTAGTTAATATACCTCTCATTACTTTGTTTTATTCATTTCTCCATTCTTTCCAAGTATCAAAGTCTTTCAACTTTTCAATACCTTTCATGAACTCTACCTTGAGTCTCATTGCTATAGCACCAGTAATAATAGCACCAGTAACAAATCCAATTAAAAATTCCATATTATTTCATTTTTCTTTGTTCTAAATAATCAATAATAAATCCAGCAGCAACAATCAAGTTCATACCACAAGAAGCAACAATCTCTATAATATCCTCATATATATTAGTCATCAAGTGTATGTGACCTACCATCCAAAAAGGAATAGATAGGTTCTGACTAATCCATACTATTAGATATTTGAGAAAGTGCTTCATAGTTAAAACTCTTTTTCTACTTGTTCAATCATTTTTATTAAATGACCCTTGTAAGCTTTACCTGTTGCATAGTTTTCTGCAAGGTGATTAATGTATTCACTCTGTGATTTAATCTTCTTTACAAAAGTAGTTTGATATAATGCATAGTCAATTACAGATTCTCTCCATGTTTTAAACTTTGCATATGTACCACCTTCTAATGCAACAGTACATCTACTCTTTGCTTTTCTCATACCAAACAGGTTATTATCATCTCTAAACTTTTTTGATGTAAAGTTACCAGACTCCATAACTGCTTGTGCATAAACAACTTCAGGGTATTTAATATTCAAATCTTTGAGATATTGAATAAGCTTTTCCTTAGTAAACTTATCAGGTTTATCTCTGTACTCTACCATGTAGACCTTCTCTTTTTGTGTTACATATACCACTTTTGGGTTCTCCATAAATGATAACAGTGCCACAATAAAGAGTAGGCCTACAATAGTAGTTAAGTAGAGCAAGATAGTTTTTGTGTCAAAAATTGCTTTTAGCATCCTTCCTCATTGTTTTTAGGTTCAATATAATCTACCCATAGATTAGATATATCATATCTTTTTAGTCTCAGAGCTTCCAGATGAATTTTTCTCATCTCTATTGACTGACGCTTGACTCTGTTTAAGCTTCTCCTTAATTTCTCGTAATTCTTCATACTCTAACTCTTTTTTAAGTTGATGTTGTGCAAGACTAAAGTCTTCAGGTAATTCATCTCCATATTCTTCCCTAATCTCCATATACAGTTCTTTCATTCTTCCCATAAGGCCAGTGTTTTTTGTACTAAATCACGTATAGCAGTTCTTGGATCCATGTCTTTGATATAAGAGTACTTCTTAATCTTGTTGTACGTCTTCTTGTCAAAGTTTATGGTATAAGAATACTGCCTAGCAAATTGACCATTTAAAATATCATTCTTATCTACCGGTGGAAACTCATAAGGAAATTCCTTTCTTACCTCTACCGTGTTGCGCATAAAT